CCTTTTACAGTATTACAAGGTGGTGGACTATCAGGAAATATTTTAAGTGTTAATGGCACTGGAGGTATATTAACCTTTGAAATAACAGACGGAGGAGTCGGTTACGCAGTAGGAGATGTATTAACAATAGTAGACGGTGCTGGAATTAATGGTTCTATAACTTTAGTTACAGCGCCTAACGGAGCGGTAACATTAGCACCTATTGCTGTAGGTGGCGAAGGGTATGCGGTAGGAGATATTATAACAATAGTACAAGCAGGTAGTGGAGGCGATGCTACTTGTACAGTAGATGCAGTACGAAGTTTTTCACCAGTAGCAGGTGATGCTGTGGTGTTTAACAATGTTCCAATTGGAACTGTATTGCCGGTTTACGTAGACTACGTTACAGCTACAGGTACTACAGCAACATTATTAGTAGCAGGTAGAGAATCAATACTTGATTAGTAAATAACTAATATATAGGTGACTATATAAATAACAAACAATCAATAAATAACAATTTAATCAAACCAAAAATGAGTAAAGTAAAAGAAATGATCAAACCAATGATTACCGAAGACCAGTTAAAAACTGTGCAAGAACAACAAGCTAAATTAAACGAAGCTTTAAGATCAGTAGGAATACTAGAAGTCCAAAAACAAAACCTAGTCTTACAAGTTCAAGAAATTTCTAAAGGAATTGATGTTACTAAAAAAGAACTAGAAGACGAGTACGGTCAAGTGAACATTGATCTTGCAGATGGTTCTTACGTTGAGATCGAAAAAGAAGATGCAGAATAATATAAGAAAGATTAGCATTGGATCTGATTACAAAAACGAAGCTATGCATTATGCTGTAGGGCAACAAGTGTACGGTGGGCATGAGATTTCTCATATACTTTTTGCAGAATCTGATAATTCTTATAATATACACATTAAAAAAAACAATGAGGTGTTGCCATGGAAGAAATTTAATTCTAACATGGCTATATCTGTTGAGTATGATTTAGAATATTAATGAAAAGTTTATTTGATTTTATTATAGAACCACTAGGTGGTAAGTATGATAATGAAATTACTATAGGTGATAAAAAATTAATTTTAAATAATAAAATTGAATCATTTAAATCAGTTAATAATTTAGCCATTGTAATTGAAACGCCTAAAGCTTATAAAACTCCTATTAAAAAAGGAGATATAATAGTTATACATCATAATGTGTTTAGAACATTTTATGATATGAAAGGTAAAAAGAAAAAAAGTAGAGGATTTTTTCATGACAATTTATACTTTTGCCAAATAGATCAGATTTATTTATATAAAAAAAATCAACAATGGAAGTCTTTTGGAGATAGGTGTTTTATAATGCCATTAAAAAATGATAACTATTTAACAGCAGATAAAGAAAAAAAGCTTATTGGTATAGTAAAAATAAGTAATAGCTCCTTAGAAGCTGCAGGAATCAATACTGGAGACCTTGTAGGTTATACACCTAATGGTGAATGGGAATTTATTATAGACGATCAACGTCTTTATTGTATGAAATCAAATGATATTGTTATAAAATATGAACACGAAGGAAACGAAGTTGAATATAATCCAAGCTGGGCACATAGCGGTTGAGGAACTTATTAAAGTTGCTAAAGAAGCTATTGTAGATTCAGATGAAGATATATCAGCTGACAGACTTAAAAACGCTGCAGCCACAAAAAAACTAGCTATATTTGATGCTTTTGAAATACTTAATCGTATTACTACTGAGCAAGACATGTTAGATGAAAAACCTAAAGAAGTTAAAAAAGAAACTACATTTCGTGGTTTTGCTGAAGGGAGATCTAAATAATGTACGAGCAAACGCTATATAAAATATTACCTGATCACATTAAACCTAAAATTCTTAACCGAATGAATAGGTATAACAAATGGGAATATGGATACAATGATGATCATGATATGATTGTTATATCTAAGACTGGACAAATTGGAGAGATTTATGAAATACAAAATCTTAAAATAGCTTTACCTAAGCAAGAAAATGTTTATAAATTTGAAAAAAATAGATGGACACCATTTCATTATCCTAAAGAATTAAAAAGAATTAAAACTGTATTCGACTGGAGAGAATATCCAGAAGAATTTAAAGAAAAATACTACGACTACATTGACAACGAGTTTAAACGCCGCGAAGAAGGCTTTTGGTATATTAATAAAAATATCCCTACTTATCTTACTGGTACTCACTACATGTATTTACAATGGTCGAAGATTGACGTAGGTCAACCTGATTTTAGAGAATCAAATAGATTGTTCTTTATATTTTGGGAAGCTTGCCGAGCTGATGATAGATGCTATGGTATGTCTTACTTAAAGAATAGACGTTCTGGATTTTCATTTATGGCATCTGGTGAATGTGTTAACATGGCAACAATATCAACAGACGCTAGATTTGGTATATTATCTAAATCTGGTGCGGATGCTAAGAAAATGTTTACTGACAAGGTTGTACCTATATCAGTTAACTATCCTTTCTTTTTTAAACCTATACAAGATGGTATGGATCGTCCTAAAACAGAGTTAGCATATAGAGTACCAGCTTCTAAGTTTACAAGAAGATCTATAGTTTCTACAGATAAACCAGAAGACCTTACTGGACTAGATACAACTATAGATTGGAAAAACACTGGAGATAATGCTTATGATGGAGAAAAATTAAAACTTTTAGTTCATGATGAATCAGGAAAATGGGAAAGACCTAATAATATATTAAATAATTGGCGTGTTACAAAAACTACGCTTAGATTAGGATCAAGGATTATCGGAAAGTGTATGATGGGATCAACGTCAAACGCTTTAGATAAAGGAGGTCATAACTTTAAAAAACTATATGAAGACTCAAACGTTAACAAAAGAAATGCAAATGGACAAACTCGTTCAGGACTCTATTCTTTGTTCATTCCTATGGAATGGAATTACGAAGGATACATTGACTCTTATGGTTATCCTGTCTTCGACACCCCACAAAAACAAGTGTTTGGCCCTCATGGAACTTCAATCAAAATTGGGGTTATTGAATACTGGAACAATGAGGTAGATGGTCTTAAGGAAGACCAGGATGGCTTAAATGAATTTTACAGACAGTTTCCACGTACAACAAAACACGCGTTCAGAGATGAATCTAAAGAGTCTTTATTTAATTTAACTAAAATCTATCAACAAATAGATTATAATGAAGATTTAAAAAATACTACAAATGTAACTAAGGGAAGTTTTCAATGGGAAAACGCAGACAAAAATAGTAAAGTTATATTTGTTCCAAATAATTCTGGAAGGTTTTTAGTAACTTGGGTACCACCTTATAATCTACAAAATAGAGTTGTAGTTAAAAATGGTATATATTACCCAGGCAACGAACACTGTGGAGCTTTTGGATGTGATCCATATGATATATCAGGTACGGTTGACAGAAGAGGTTCTAACGGATCTTTACATGGTTTAACTAAGTTTAGCATGGAAGACGTGCCTCCGAATCATTTTTTCTTAGAATATATTGCTCGTCCACAAACTGCTGAAATATTTTTTGAAGATGTGTTAATGGCTTGCGTATTTTATGGTATGCCTATATTAATTGAAAATAATAAACCTAGACTATTATATCATTTTAAAAGAAGAGGTTATAGAGGATTTGCAATGAACAGGCCAGATAAAAAATATAGTAAATTATCTATAACAGAAAGAGAAATAGGCGGAATACCTAATTCAAGCGAAGACATTAAACAAGCTCACGCTTCTGCAATTGAAACTTATATAGAAGATTTTGTTGGATTAAAAGAAACAGGATATGGTGACGTGTATTTTCAAAGAACATTAGAGGATTGGGCTAGATTTAATATAAACAATAGAACGTCGCATGATGCTTCTATTAGTTCTGGTTTAGCTTTAATGGCATGTAATAAACACAGATACGCTCCTAGCGCAATGGTTAAAAGAGAACCAGTAAATCTAGGCATTAGAAAATACGACAATAAAGGAACTATATCAAAAATTATAAGTTAAATGAATATATACACGAATAGCAATAGTGCTTTTCCTAGCCAAGTAGTTAGTGATCAAGAAAAAGCTACAGAAGAGTACGGTAGCCAAGTTGCGCAGGCTATTGAAAACGAGTGGTTCGATCAAGGTAGGACTAACGGTAATAGATATTTAACTAATTGGAATAATTTTCACCAATTAAGACTATATGCTCGTGGAGAACAATCTACACAAAAATATAAAGACGAGTTATCTATTAATGGTGATTTGTCTTATCTTAATTTAGATTGGCAACCAGTACCTATATTGTCTAAATTTGTAGATATAGTTGTTAATGGTATATCGCAAAAAAGTTATGATATAAAAGCTTACGCTCAAGACCCAAGTTCAGTAAAGAAAAGAACACAATACGCTAACAAGATAT